TCACGGCAACCGACAATGGATACGTTGTAACCCCTAAGAATACGAACGAGAATGCGTAAATGAATATCAATCACCTCCTCGCCGCGAGAAGCGACTTCAGCATCGGAGAGTCGATGCTCCAGATCGACCATCTCGTAGATACAGCCAAAGACAAGGGCTATGAGTCCGTCTGCTTGATGGATACCATGTCGCTGCATGCGATGGTGGACTTCACCAATCGATGCAAGAAGGCGGGCATCAAGCCTGTCATTGGTTGCAGGATCAGGGTCGTCGCTGATCCCACTTACCGTAAACCAAGCAAGGCGTCGGGTGAGCGTGAGAAGCCCAACCCCATGTTCATGCTGAAGACATACGTCACGGGTGAAGAAGGGGTTGAGTCCTTGCTGAAGCTGCTTTCGAAGGGCTACAGCAAGGAATACTTCTACTACGTGCCGCGTGTGGGCATTGAGGAGGTGCTGGAACTCAAGGGCGTCATCTTTAGCACGGGTGATCTCTTCAGCATCTGGCATCTGCCCAATGCCACAGACATCATCTGGCGACTTCAGGCGCAGTTTGGAAATGGAAGCGTCTACTCCGAACTTGTGCCCATCAATACACCCTTGTTCGACACGCTGAACGGGAAAGCGATGGAGGCGGCATCGAAGTCGTGCATGCCGACTCTGGTCACCTATCCAGTCTTCTACAAGGACGACGACCAGGCTGACAGCCTCGAAGTTCTGAAGTGCATCACCTCCAACACCAAGATGGATGTGGCGTACCGCTCGGTGCAGTACGTCAAGGACTTCTCAATTCAAAGCCCTGACGCTCTCGTTGGCAGAGTCAAGCAGGCTGTCGGTCGGGTGCATCGATACGTGACGCATCAGCCAGCATCGTTGTGGACTCAGGGTCTAGCCAACATTCAGGAGGTTGTAGATAAATGTAGCTACACCTTCAAGAAGATGCCGGTGTCGTTGCCCAAGATGGACGACAACGAATTCGTCTTGCTTGGCAAGAAGTGCATCGAGGGTTGGAAGCGTCGTTTCTCCACGACGATATTGGGGCACAAGCCCGATAACGCCCAACTGAAGGCGTATCAGGATCGACTAGCCTACGAACTGTCGGTGCTGAAGAAGATGGGCTTCTCTGGCTACTTTCTGCTGGTGGAAGACCTTGTCAATTGGGCAAAGAAGAACGACATCATCGTTGGCCCTGGTCGGGGCTCAGTGGGTGGTTCGCTCGTTGCCTACTTGATCGGCATCACCGACGTTGATCCCATTCGCTTCAACCTCCTGTTCGAGCGCTTCATCAATCCCGAACGTCTCGACTTGCCAGATGCCGACCTGGACTTCATGTCCAGCAAGCGCCATCTGATCATCGAATACCTGACGGACAAGTACGGTGCCGATCGTGTAGCAGGCATCTCGAACTATTCGACGTTAGCGAGTGCCTCTGCGGTGCGCGACAGTGGTCGCATGTTCGGTCTGAATGGCATTGAGCTGACCGCAACTAAGCTGGTGCCCAAAGAACACGGTATCTCATTCACGCTTGAAGAAGCCGCCCGTGCGGTTCCCGAGATCGACAAGTTCAAGAAGGAGCAGCCCGAGATTTGGTCGCATGCACTCAATCTGGAAGGTGCGATGCGGGCCTTTGGACGTCACGCAGCAGGCGTTGTTGTCGCAGGAGAGCCGCTGGTCAATCGAGCCGTGATCGAGACGCGCTCGGAATCGCCAGTCGTCAACTGGGACAAGCGCACGGTCGAGGATTGGGGCTTGGTCAAGATGGACATTCTTGGTCTGTCCACTCTTGATGTGCTGGAGATTGCTAAGCAATACGTCCAAGAACGTCACGGCAAAACAATCAACTACCTCAAGCTGCCCTTCGAGGAAGAAGCTGTGATGCAGGCGTTCGGGCGGGGCGAGACGACTGGCGTCTTCCAGTTCGAGTCACCAGGAATGCGCAAGCTGCTGCGTGACTTGGCAGTTGGGGGCCAGCTGACATTCGAGGACATCACTGCCGCTACTGCCCTGTACAGACCGGGTCCGATGGACTCGGGGCTGTTGGACGACTACGTGGCGATCAAGCAGGGTCTTCGAGCTCCGACCTACGATCATCCCAACATGAAGGCTGCGCTGGAAGCAACCTTCGGAGTCATTGTCTATCAGGAGCAAGTCATGCAGGTCGCCGTCGACCTTGCAGGCTTTACCAGGGCTGAAGCCGATCACTTGCGTAAAGCGATGGGCAAGAAAGACAAAGACAAGATGGCCGAGATGCGGCAGAAGTGGATTGACGGCTGCAACATCAAGTCAAGCCTGGATGAGCGCACTGCCGGTTCCATCTTCGACAAGATCGAGGCGTTTGCCGGTTACGGTTTCAACCGCAGCCATGCTGTTGAGTATTCCATCATCTCGTACTGGTGTCAGTGGGTGCGAGTGCATTACGGCGCAGAGTATTTCGCCGCTTGCATGAGCATCGTGGATGAAGACAAGCTGCCTGGCTTGGTGAAGGATGCGCGTGAAGCGGGCATCGAAGTCATGCCGCCCGATGTGAACCTCTCCACTCATCGCTACACCATTCCCAACGACTCAACCATCCTTGCACCCTTCAGTGCTGTCAAGGGTGTGAGTGAGAACACGGCACAAAAGATTGTTGCCATGCGAGACAGCGCGACGGGCAAGGCGTTCGACAGCAAGGCGACCTTCGCTGCGATGGCGGCAAGGCCCAAGTCCGGTGTCAATGTGCGAGTTGTGGACAACCTCGACAAGGTGGGTGCTTTTGCCGCGATCGAGCCGTCAACGCTGAGTGCCAAGCATTTCAGTCGGCGCAAAGATCAGATGGAGCTCATGCCTGGGCTCATCATCGACGCCGTCAAGGCTGATCGCACGACGGACTTGAGCGACAAGTTCCTTCGCGCCAAGGTTATTCACCTTGTGCAGGACTACAAGAAGTGTGAGGACTGTTCGCTCAAGGACTCACCACATCCTGCGCCTCGCTGCAAGACGAATGTCCGGTTCATGGTGGTTTCGGACTGCCCAACATGGCAAGAAGAGAAGCAAGACAAGCTGCTTGAGGGTGATGCCGCAACCTGCGTGAAAAACGCTATCAAGACTGCGGGCTTGAATGTTGCCGATGGCTACTACACCACGCTCGTCAAGGCGAAGAAGACTGACAAGTTCCTCACCAACGAACAGATCAACGGCTGCAGCAAGTGGCTTGATCGAGAGTTGGAGCTGGTCAAGCCCGCCATCATCGTTGCGCTCGGCTCAGCTGCCATCAAGCGCTTCGTGCCAGGAACCAAGGGTGGTACATCCGAGCTTGTTGGTAAGGCAATCTACGATCCCAAGCTCGACGCCACCATTGTCTGCGGCATCAATGCTCAGCAAGTCGGCTTCGATCCGGATAAGCAACTGTTGTTGGACGCAGTGTTCGCACAAGTTGCCGATATTCTCTCCTGAACATCAGTCACAAATGACTATGTTTCCCTGCAACCACGCACTAACATGAAAGAGTCAGATTCGACACCGGAGCAAATTATGGCCAACCCTCAAATCACTATCGACGATTCCGAAATTGCAGCTTTGCTGGAAGAACTTGAACAGGAGCAACAGAAGGCTCTCGTCAAGGAAGAAGTTGTGGCACAGCCTGTGCCTGCATCTATCCCCACCCCACCCATTCCGATGCCTCTGCCGGTCGAGCCCGAACCTGAGCCCGAACCGGAAGTTGATCGCGAGCCTGAGTCGATTCCGGTACGCGAGCCTGAGCCCGAATCGGCTGTCGCTGTAGCTGCCGAGCCCGAAACTCCACGCAAGCCCGAGAAGCGTACAAAGGGTGGCATGGACTACTTCGTGGATGTGGAGCAGTTCAACAAGGACACCAAGCTCACTGAAGCCACGCTTGATCAAGCAATGATGGAGCAAGCAGGACTGCGGGCCTTCTACGGTAGTCAAGCGGCTTACGCCGAAGCTCAACACATGCGGCTCAAGGCTCGCTTTGATGTTCTCGAAGCGAAGCTGTACGACGAGCATCGCAAGGCTCTTGCGGCATCTGGCGAGAAGGTCACTGAGAAGATGGTGGAGAACGCCGTCAAGCTGGACTCTCGGTGGCTGCAGGGCAAGAACGCCGTTATCGAAGCCGAGACAATCGCCTCGGTCAACAAGTCGCTCGTCATCAGCCTGGCTGATCGGCGCGACATGATGATCCAGTTGGGCGCTGATCGGCGTGAAGAATTCAAGGGTGCGACTCGCATCCTCGAAGCTCAGAGTGAGCGTGATTCGCTGGCTTCTCGAGCAAAGGCTGCATACCGAAACGGAGTGCAGTAACCCTGTGCGGGAATCAGTCACGGCTGACCTATCGCGCTATAATGAAGATGCTGAACGACGAAAGTCTAAAGGCATCAATCAACCAACTTACTAGGAACCAACCAAATGGACACTACCAAACTCCTCGAACTGATGAAGCAGAAGAAAGCGGCGCTGAAGCAGAAGGATAAAACCATCAAGCCTCAACCCGGTAGCAACCGCTACGTTCTGCTCCCCGGCTGGCGTAAGGGCGAAGAACATGTGTGGTATCACGACTTCGGCCAACACTACATCAAGAACGCCGCTGATGAAATCCAGGCTGTCTACCCTTGCAACGAGGCGATTTACGGCAAACCCTGCCCGATCTGCGATAGCCTGAACCGCGCAACTCACGCCGCTGGCGATGACGAGACGGTGGAGTTGCTCAAGAAGGCAAAAGCTGGACGTTCGTACCTGCTGAACGTGCTGGCGCTGGATAGTGAAGACCCCAACACTCCGCAGATTCTTGAAGTCCGTTCGACCGTCTTCGGGCAGTTGGTGGATGCGGTTGAAGAGTGGGCAGGTTCGATCTTCGATCCAGAAGGCGCTCAGATCATCGTGGTCAACCGCGAGGGTAAGGGCCTCAACACCAAGTACGCAGTGCAAGTCACGCCCAAGAAGCAGGCTATCAACAAGAGCGTCTACGCCAAGTTGCACAACCTGGATGAGTATGTGATGCAGGAGAGCGACGAGCAAAAGCGCAAGGCGATCTCCGCGATCAACAACGTCGCAGGCATTCTCGGCTCAGACCGCCCGACAACTGGACGCCCCGCTCTTGCGATGGCTTCCGAGGTTGTCGAAGAGGCTCGTCCCGCTACCAAGTCCGCAAAGCCCACGCCGGCTCTTGAAGAAGAGCTGGACGATCTGCTCGGCGATCTGGCATAAGTCACAACTGAGGCAAGGCCCGGTCGGTTGCTCTGTGCGGCCGGTCGGGCTTTTTCATCCATGAAATACCTGCTGATTGACGGCAACTCCGTCGGCTATGCGTGTCACTACGCCACCAAGCTGCACTCAGGCGATATGGAAACTCAGGCGATCTTCGGATTCCTGAAGACCATGCGCGAACTTCGGGTCACCTATCCGGAGCATGTGCCGCTGGTGTTGTGGGACGGTCGCGCTACTTGGCGCTTCGATCTTTTGCCTGAGTACAAGTCCAACCGCGATGACGATCCAAAAAAGGTCGCGATCAAGGAGACCTATACGCGGCAGACGCCCTACATCAAGGATGCACTCTTCACTCTGGGTGTTCGCCAGATACATGCAACCACGCATGAGGCTGACGACCTTGCGGGCTACTTCGTACCGGAGCTTCTGCAGAAGGAAGGCACGGAGATTGTTCTGATTACGGGCGATCGGGATTGGCTGCAGCTTGTACGCCCAGGCGTCACATGGCGAGACATGCGTGACGACTCCAAGGTTGTCACCTTTGCCAACTTCTTCGACAAGACAGCTTACAAGACGCCACTGGCTTTCTTGGAAGGCAAGTGTCTGCAAGGCGACTCGTCCGACTGCATCAGTGGTGTGGGCGGTATCGGTGAGAAGGGCGCTCCAGAGTTCGTCGCGCAGTTCGGAAGCGTTCGTAACTTCTGGGCGCAATGCGACTCGGGCGCGTTCAAGCCTACCAAGAAGGCACATATCAACCTGTACTCAGGCGAAGGGCGACAAATCTTTGGACGCAATCTGAAGGTCATGCAACTGCTGAAGGTTCCCAAGCCTGAAAAGGAGCATGTAAGCGTTCGCGTAGGCCCGCTGCGGCAAGAAGCCTTCAACGGTCTTTGCCAAGAACTCGCGTTCGCCAGCATCACTCGCAATCTTCAGGCATTTACAAAACCATTCGAGGCACCCAATGTCACTAACTGACTTGATTTCAACTCTTGAGAAGGAGCTCGGCGAGAACGCGGGCAATCAACAGGTCTCCCAATTCATCGACACCGGCTTTCCGCCACTGAACAAGATCATGAGCGGACGCTACGACGGAGGACTCCCGTTCGGGCGCATGGTCGAGATGTTTGGCGAGTCTTCAACGGGCAAGACCGCACTGGCTACACAGTGGATGGTGCAGGCTCAGAAGATGGGCGGCGTTGCTGGCTTCATCGACTGGGAGCGTTCATTCGATGTCGGCATGGCCGAGAGCTTCGGTCTGAACGCCAAGCGCCCGCACTGGCTGTACTTCAAGCCGAAGACCTGGGAAGAGGGCAACGTCACCGCCGCAAAGGCTTGCAAGTTGATTCGTGAATCAAAGGCCATTGCCGCTGATGCACCCATCCTGTTCGTCTTCGACTCCATCGCTGCAGCTTTGCCCAAGTCGCAGGCTGAGAAGGAGATCGATGAGTACACCATGAACGACACGACGGCTCTCGCCCGAGTGACTTCGACCACGCTCAAGGCAATGGCGCAGCACTGCGAGGAGTACAACGCGACGTTCCTGTATCTGAATCAACTGCGCCTGAAACCCGGTGTCGTCTACGGCGATCCGCGTACCACTCCTGGCGGTAAAGCGATGGAGTATTACTCCACTGTGCGCCTGGCACTTGGGCGTCAGAAGATCATGGAGCAGCGCGAGGGCGAGAAGGAGTTTGTTGGACAGAACATCTCGATCCAGTGCATGAAGTCCAAGCTGACAAAGCCCTTCAGCGAGACATCCCTTCGGATGAGTTTCGATGAGGGTGGCGCGGCTCACTTCGACATCACCCAATCACTGCTGGAGTTCCTGATCGAGCATAAGCTGATCACGTATTCCAAGCCGCGAGTGACCTGGATTGATGGCAAGCAATACTTCGTCAAGAGTTTGGCTGAGAAGATTCGAACCGAGGGCGGTTTTGCCGAGCTTGTGAAGATGTTGCCAACATGATCGCTGCAAGTGCGTCCCTATACTGGTCTAACCAACCAGGAGAGACGCATGAATGCGACAGTTATTGGATTTATTCCACCCATTATTGGCGTTGAGGGCATCTTCAACACCTTTCGAATGGGTAAGCGGTATGGGCGGCTTGCCAGCGGTGAAGAGGTTTTTCTTATGGATGAGAAAAACAAAGTCATCTTCGGGCGAGCCGTCGTATTGGACATTGCTATCGGTCCTGTGAGTTTGATGTGCTCCGTCTATGCTGAGGAGAATCACACAGAGCTTGGAGCGAAGGACGCGGAAAGTTCTCAGCGGCTTTACAAGCTGCTGGAAAAGATTTACGGCCCGCATATCGTCAAGCCAAACAGGACGGTCACGGTGATCAAGTTGAAGAGGATGATTGATGAAGGTGCTCCCGCATCGAGTGAATTTCCAGCACTGCGGGGTGTGGTACATCCTTGAGGATGGGCGTGGTGTCTACCTGGCTCATCGCCAGATGCGCCACATCTATCGCAAGCGCAACGCATGGTGCCTCGAGCGGATCGCCCTCGAGGACACCATCGAGCAAGGCTTGCAGGCTGCAGGAGTCGTAGTCAGGAAGGGCAAGCGAAAGCTCGCCTGGGTCACCAATGTAGCGGATTTCTTTGGACCTGATTCATTCACGCATCCAGAGAACCCACTGCAAAGATGCCTGCCTCTGAATAGATTCCGAATAGTTCCAGCCAGCTTCAGGGAGAACATCGAAGCCTCAATGAGTCTCCGATGAATACCCTGCATTCGGTCTGTACCATTCATTTATTCGAGTTTCGCGAATCGCGAACGAATGGAAAGTGAATAGAAATGATCCTTGAATCTGCGGCTCTATGTCTTGCCCTGAACATCTACCACGAGGCTCGTGGTGAGATGATTCCTGGGCAGTATGGTATCGCCCATGTAACCATGAATCGGGCTAAGTCATCCAAGAGCGTATGTGCGGCTGTCGTTGCAAAGGGTCAGTTCTCTTGGACGGAGGAGCATGTCGAGCAGCAGGGTAACAAGTTCGTTCTCAAGCCAACTGGGTATCCCCATGACGCACACGCATGGTGGGTGGCAAATCGAGTTGCCAGTTACAAAATCAACATGCAGCCTGCTGATATCACCTATGGCGCTACGCACTTTCACGCCAAGCATGTTCGTCCCGACTGGTCGAGGCGTTTAGTTCATACCAAAACAATGGGCAGCCATGTGTTTTACAAGGCGCGTCAGTCACCAGTGACGGAGTACAAGTAATGAAGCCTTACGGTCTAATCTCGGACACACATCACCACAACTGGACCGCCTTCGCATCTATCAACGCGAACGGCATCAACAACCGGCTGCAGCAAATCCTCGACGAGACGCTGAGAGCGGGCGATGCAGTGCTCAAGGCAGGTGGTGACACGCTCGTTCATGCGGGCGATCTGTTCCACGTTCGGGGCTCTGTTGCCCCGTCCGTGCTCAACCCAACGCTTGAGGCGTACAAGAAGCTGATCGACTCAGGGCTTAAGGTCATCCTTGTTGCCGGCAATCACGACCTTGAGGGCAGGGAGGCGAACGATCTGGGCTCAGCAATGACGGCGCTGCGCGAAATTGGCTGCCAGGTAGTCAACCACTTTGACTCGCCTGCATACCCAGAATTCTGTCTCGTGCCCTGGGAGCCGAGCGTCTCAAGCCTCAAGCATCAACTGACAACACTGGCGAGCTCGTTCTCGGATGTTGCGGAAGTTGATCTCGTTCTGCATGCAGGCATTGATGGCGTCATCAAGGGTCTACCGCCGCACGGGCTTGATGCGGACTTTCTCTCGAAGCTCGGGTTTCGCCGAGTCTTTGCAGGGCACTATCACCATCACAAGCAACTGGCACCAAACGTCTGGAGCATCGGCGCGCTGACCCACCAGACTTGGTCGGACATCGGCACTAAAGCAGGCTTCGTCATCGTCTCGGACGCGGGTGTGAAGTGGCATTCAACACATGCGCCTAACTTTGTCGAGATCGATGGGGCTACTAGCGCCGATGACATCCCCTTGATCGTTGACGGCAACTACGTCCGAGCCAAGGTCTTCACTTCCAAAACTGCAGAGATTGAGGCGCTGCGCAAGTTTCTGCACGACTCTGGAGCGCTTGGCGTCACCATCGTTGCTCAGCCCTCAACGGGCGTGACACGAACCTCCTCAAGCATCAAGGCGGGCGCCTCAGTTTCAGTGTCCGTTGCTGACTACATCGCAGCATCCGACTTCGAGAACAAGAAGGAGTTGGCCGTGCTGTGTGAGGACATTCTCAAGTGCGCCCAGGAGGCCGCATGAGGGTTGAACTCGTCAATGGTCGGCACCTTCTCTGCGGCCACATTCTCAAACGCAGTCAGTTGGCTGTCGGTCAAACGTGGGCACCTGCCAGTGGTGCCGATCGCACTGTGCAAATTGTTGGCATCAACAACGACTGGGTGCGCTATGAATGGATGGAGCGTGGCGAGTTGCGTCAGCACGAGAAGGAATCTTTTGCGTTTCAGTGCCGCTACTGCCTTGTTCTACCTGATGAAAGGTTACCAATATGAGTTGGAACGCTTTACCTTTTTGGGTCTACGAGGTCAATTACGAACAGGTAATGGCTGAATGGACATGCGCCTTTGAAGATGAGATCAGAGCAGGCTTTTTCAGATCGTTGCCCAATCATGTCATCCAATATATCCAAAACAGGTTGGCCTCCGAGTCTTCTTCAGGATGATTGCAAGCGCTTATCCAAGTGGTTTGCGTCACGCTTGGATGCGCGGCAAAGAGTGAGAGAAGTTTGTAGAGAGATTGCCGAGTTGCGATCCGAATGGAGCAAAGATGAAATTTACGAAAGTCCTGATCGAAAACTTTCTGACGATTCAGAAGGCTGAAATCGATCTTGCGGACCGAGGTCTGCTGCTTATTCAGGGCGACAACAAGGACGACACCTCCGCCAATAGCAATGGCGCAGGCAAGTCGTCGATCGCGGATGCGATCTGCTGGGCTCTATATGGTGTCACTGCTCGGGATGTCAGTGGCGATGCAGTAGTCAATCGCACTGCCAAGAAAGAGTGTCGGGTAGAGCTTCAGTTCGCCGACGACAAGAACGAGTGGCGAGTGGTGCGCCACCGTAAGCACTCCACCGAGAAGAACACGACTCTCGTCCAGCAGAAAGACGCCAACCCCGCCTGCATTCCGATCGACCTGCACAAGGGTACTGAGCGTGAGACTCAGGAGGTTATCGACGCTCTGATCGGCTGCAGCCTCGATGTCTTTCAAGCTGCTATCTACGCGGGTCAGGAAAAGATGCCTGACTTGCCCGCGATGACGGACAAGCATCTGAAGCTGATGATCGAGGAAGCAGCTGGTGTAGAGGTTCTGGCTCGAGCCTACGAGATTGCTCGTGAACGCCACACTGTCGTCAAGAATCGAATCGCCGCAATTGAAGCGGCAAAAGGCACCGCAATCGCCGCACATGTCAATTCGGCAGCGAAGTTGGTTGATCAAGAGGCATGGTTTGCGAACTTCGAAGCTCAACGGAAACCGTTGGCCAAAGCTGAGCTTGCGAAGACTCTCACGCTGGACAAGCAGGTAAAGGAGTTGGAGCTCCAGATCGATACTGAGAAGGCGATCGATCGCAGCAAGGAGCTTACGGAGATTGAGACTAAATTCCTTGCACTCGAGTCCGAGAAGCGCGAGATGCAGCGGCTGGACAAAGAAGTGACAAGGCTCGAGAAGGAGCTCACTCTGCATGAGGCTAACGCACGAACTGCCAAAGCTCTTGCCGAGAGGGCAAAGTCAGCACTGACGGAGCTCGACTCCAAAGTTGGCAAACCTTGTGACGAGTGCGGTAAGCCCTACTGCGAGCATGACCTGGACTCGGTGCGAATTCTGCGCCGCAAAGACTTCGAGGGTGCGCTTGAAGAACTCAAGAAAGTTGCGTCCGAACTCAAAGACGCTCGGGCTCGCTCAGAAACCGCGCACAAGCTCGCCACTGATCATCGGTCGAGCATGACTGACGTCAGCGCAATGGCTGCGCGACAGAAGCTGCTGCTCTCGGAGATCGAAAACATCAAGGCGATGGAGCGTGATGTTGCAGACCTCAAGCGGCAGATCGCCGGATATGTGAACGCTGCCAAGCAGTTCACAACTCGGGACAACCCATATGCCGCCAGCGTCAAGACGCTCAAGGAGACGCTGAGCGAGGCGTTGACCGCAATCACTCGGCACGAAGGAGAGCTCGAAGTCGCCAGTAAAGACATGGAGATTCTTGGAGATGCGATGAAGGTCTATGGGCCGGCTGGCGTTCGCGCTCACATCCTCGATACGGTCACGCCATATCTCAACAGCCGAACCTCACACTACCTGTCCACCCTTGCAGATGGAAACATTGAAGCTGTCTGGAGCACTCTGACCAAGAGTGCAAAGGGTGACCTCAAGGAAAAGTTCTCCATCGATGTGAAGAACGACAAGGGTGCCGAGAGCTTCGCTGGATTATCAGGAGGTGAGAAGCGCAAGGTCAGGCTGTCAACAGCGATGGCCTTGCAAGACCTTGTGGCGTCACGCGCTACAAAGCCCATCGAACTATTCATCGCTGACGAAGTGGATCACGCCCTTGATGCTTCGGGTTTGGAGCGTCTGATGACGGTGCTGAATGACAAGGCGAAGGAGCGAGGGACTGTCATCGTGATCAGCCATTCCGATCTCAAGGATTGGATCGACGATGTGATTACCGTAACCAAGGGTGGCGGCTATGGACAAGTTAGCGGCTCTACTCGCAAGTCTAGATAAGCCACTGAGTCTTGACAGGACTCGTTTTGCCGCAGAAATGGAACATCTGCTGAAAACCCCTGGCTATACTACAGATAAGTCAGTGCTGACGATGCGCGGACTTGAGGAGTTCAAGATGAGTAAAAAAGCTGAAGAGGATCAACCAAGTGAGGAAGAACTTGCCCTGATCCTGATGTGCGAAGAGATTTCCGAGGCGCTTAGTAAGGCTGAAGAGACGTTCATGCTCTCTTCTCCAATGACGTTGACGGTCAAGAAGCCCAATAGCTCCTATTCAAAAGTCGCGCACATTGGAAGTGAGGATTTTTCTCCGCACAGTGCCTATCTTGGCAAAAAAGGCAAGATCATCTTTGTCTTCAAGCCTGTCATGGTCGGCACCGACTATACCCATATGGAGATGGAAGAGCAGCAAGCTGTCGCCAGTCTGATGGGTTTCAAAGAGTGGCTCCGAGAGAATGTCGGAGATACACAGGCAAAACTGCGAGATATTAGACAAGAGTCAGCCAAGAAAGCTGAACAGGAAAAGCTCGCGGATCGATTCGAAACATACAAAGACTTGGGATTTGGCACATGGTGAAGCGCATCAAGATCGTGGGTATGGACCCATCGATGTCTAACTGGGGCATTGCAAAAGCAACTTTAGACTTGGAATCGATGCGCTTTGAGATCGATGACTTAATCCTGATCGAGACTGAATCCGAGTCCAAGAAGGGCGTCATCAAGCAATCTGATGACTTGCGTCGGGCCAACATCGTCCGCATGGGAATGATCGAGGCGTGTGAAGACGCCGCCATTGCCATCAGTGAGATTCCGTTCTGCAATCCTGCTGGCTACGCAGCGGCTAATTTCAACTCGGGGCTCGTCACGGGCGTTCTTGCCGCCTGCCCAATCCCCTTGATTCAAGTCTTTCCAGGCGAGGTCAAGCAGAAGGCAACCGGCGTTCGCTCGGCGACCAAGGGCGAGATGATCGAGTGGGCGATGGACAAGTACCCGAACGCGCCCTGGCGAACGCGAACTCTGCGCGGCAAGCAAGTGCCGACAGCGGCCAATGAGCACCTGGCGGATGCCGTTGCGGCAATCAACGCCGGTCTGGATACCCAGCAGCTTCGTCAGGCGCTGGCAATCTTCAGAAGTGCCTCAGCTATTGCATAGAGCCCTGTTCGGGCTCTCAATACTGCTCTCATAAGGGCGCTTCTGTGAGATTGGCGCTCATATTTGAGCGTTTGGAGATATAAATGGCAATTGCCAATTCGTTCTATTCGCCGCAGAAGACCTTATTCGGGCCTGACTTCATCAAGTTGACGCGCCCGACAACTCCTAACCTTGCTGGCGAAAATGACAGGTTGAAGCTCAAGCC